GAGTTTAAGTTCAGGAACAAATACTACAAAGAAAAAATGCTTGAGGTTTACAAGTACGACAAGCTGATAGAAACTGGTAGGATAGCTTTGTACTTTGTTAATGACCCAAAAGGCAATTATATGTTTTGGCTAAACAATCTTAAGGACTTAAAAGTACAAGATATGTACTGCCCAGATACTACACTATGGACTAAAAAGAAAGTATTAAAGCCTTGTTATTTGATTGACGAAAGCCAAGCATCTATAATAAATTTAAGCGGATTTAAAAAATAACTTGTTTATAATTTGTTTATAATAAATATTTTTATATATATTTGTGTATAACTTTAAAACTTAAACAATGGAAACACTTACAGAAACAGAAAAGGCTTGGGTAACTATGATGGTACAAGCCTATGGAATGAACGAGCAAACTGCACTATCTTATATTCAAAACTTATGAGAACGCAGCTTGACGACTTAAACAAAGAACTTAGGGATATAAACAAAACCCTTAAGACCGAAATGCCTTACGAGTTTAGAGCAAGGCTATTGAAACGCAAAGAATACGTTAGAAGCATAATTTATAACATACAATAACAATGAAAAAGACAAAAACTGGGTTACACATCCAAACACGCAAAAATAGAATAGAGGTTTACACACAGAAAGAGTTGGAAGCCAAAGAACTTAAAAGAGAACTGCAAAGAGAAAGAATTATACAAGGTGCTATTATATTTATGTTTGCACTATGTGTGGCTTTTGGTTACTTAATTGGTTCTGCAAGTTAGTATGGATTTACTACGGAAGCAGCAATATCAACTTTGGTACTCATACTTAATTGAGAAACTTATTGACTGGCAAGAGGCTAAACCTAACAACAAAGAGTTAAAGAACTGTGTAAAAGCTATTACAGAAATAGGGATACTCTCAAGCCAGTTAATAACAGAGGTAGAGATACTAACCAAAAAAGTAGACCACATAAGAAACGAAAAAAACAAAGAGATACAAAAACTAAAAGAAGAACTAAAACAATACGAGATATGAACTATTGGGAAACACCAGACGAGATAACCTATTGTAGAACGTGCGAAACGCCAACAAACGGAGAAACCTACTGCTGTCGTGATTGCTATAATTATGACCTTGAATAATATGGATAAGATAAAACTATTAGACAACAAGTATTACGACAAAGCAGAACTGCTTAAACGTATGGAAGATGACACTTTTTACTATGGGGAACTAAACACCCTTGCGCTTAGTAGTAGTAGCCTTAAACAGCTTCTATCAAGTCCTAAGACGTATAACTTTAGCTTGAAGTATGGGGGTGGGGATAGCGCAGCTTTAAGGGCTGGTGCTTTGTTTCATTGGGCAATCCTTGAGCCAGAGAAGTTTGCCTCTCAAAAGTTTGTAGAGGTACAGAGCAGAAACACAAAGAAGTTTAAAGAAGCCAAAGAAGAGTTTGGAAGTGTTTACACCGCAAAGGAACGAGGCGAAGCAGAAAGGCTTGTAGATGCGTTCTATCGCAACGAACACGCAAAGGAACTAATAACTAAGGCAGAGTTTGAGATACCAGCAATAGACAACGTCTTAGGCTTCCCTTTTAGGGGTAAAGCAGATGTGTTGGCTACTAATAGGATAGTGGACTTAAAAACCACAACAAACATAAAGGACTTTAGCTGGAGTGCCAACAAGTATGGATACGATGTACAATGCTATTTATATTGCAATCTATTTAACAAAGAATACAAAGACTTCTATTTTCTGGTGTTAGACAAAGGTAGCTTAGACATAGGTATCTTTAACTGCTCAGAAGAGTTTTACTTCAGGGGCGAAGAGAAAGTAGAGAAAGCACTTGACTTATACAACAAGTTCTTTATAGAGGGTGCAGATTTAGATAACTATTGCTTAACTGGGGAATTATGAAACAAAAGAAACACACACAGATACAACGCATACTTAGATTAGAAAACATAGTTGCCCAAATGTATGTACAGATAGAAGCAATTAAAGTTACATTAGAAAAGAAAGATGAAAAAAAAGATGAAGAGAAAAAAGATTGATTACATAAGCGGAACAGAAACCGCATACACAATGACAGAGCAAGAAGAGTTAGCCTATGAAGAAGAAAAAGCTGGTGTGTATGATGATGACTTTGATTACAACGAAATGTTAGATTTTGGCTTAAAAGAAACAAACAGAAAAGAAATGCCAGTATTTAGTGGAGTGCTTAAATACTTTCCAGATGCAATAAGAGAAGTAGCTAAAACATCTTGGATAGGCAACCAACAGCACCACCCTGACAAACCTTTACATTGGGATAGAAGCAAGTCTGGAGATGAGTTAGATGCTTTAACAAGGCACTTGATGGAAGCTGGAGAAATAGACACAGACTTAGTAAGGCATAGTGCCAAAGTAGCTTGGAGAGCCTTAGCCAACTTACAAAAAGAATTAGAAGAAAATGGGGAAGCACCCCTTAGTGAATATAATTTAAACAAAGAACAATGGTAATACATAACTACATATTTGACAGTTACAGAATAGAACAAGAAAAAATAAAGGAAGCGATACAACTTCTAAAAGAAAACGGATATATTATACACAAGAAAGAAGAAGTATGAACTTAGACGAACTAATAAAAGAACTAAACAACCTTTACGGATTTGATATAACACAAAGAGTAAGACAAAGACAATACTCTTATGCAAGAAAGGTATATTGTAAACTTGCTAAAGAAGCTGGACACACATTACAATTTTTAGGCGGTAAAATAGGCGTATCACACGATTGTGCAATATATCACGTAAGAACTTTTGATACAATTACACACAGCGACAAAGTAATATTTAACAAGATAGTTAGACAGTTCAGGCTTAATGTTGATTTGTGCAAAATGCCAAGAAAGAAAAGGGTAGTGAAACAAACAACACTTAAACCACAAAACAAAGAACTAATAAAAGAAATAACACAAGTACTAAGCAAATGGGAAACAGAAAACCTTATGCAATTTATAGGTACAAGGTTAATGCCATACGATAAGCTAATAAAAGCTACAAAGCCACAGATACAACCACAAAAGGTAAAAGGTGCTAAATTAAAAAGGCAAGTTAAAAACCCAGTACTATGCTAATAACAAACGAGGACAATATGGAGTTAATGGCAAGGTATGAAGATAACTACTTCGACCTTGCTATTGTAGACCCACCTTATGGGATTGATATTAATGTAAATATGGGCAGACGTAAGGGCGACAAAAAAAGCGATTATCATAAATTTGCAGGTCAAGATAAATCAATACCAAGTGAAAGTTATTTTAAAGAGTTGTTTAGAGTTAGTAAAAATCAAATAATATGGGGTGGTAATTATATGACAGATTATTTATACCCAAGTCCTTGTTGGTTGTTATGGGATAAAGGTTTTAGCGAAGATGTATCGTTTGCTCAATACGAGTTAGCTTGGAGTAGTTTTAAAACAAGTGCAAAAAAATACGATTACAATGCTGCAAAAAACAGAAATAGAATACACCCAACACAAAAACCTATTAGATTATATGAATGGCTTTTAATGAATTATGCAAAAGATGGTTTTAGAATATTAGATACTCATTTAGGAAGTGGCTCAATAGCAATAGCTTGTCATAATTTAGGATATGATTTAACAGCTTGTGAGTTAGACAAAGACTATTACAATGCAGCTATAAAAAGAATAGAGCAACACAAAGCACAACAAAGGTTGTTCTAAAAAAAAATAAGTTTGTTTATATATTAGTAATTCAGTTAACTAATTAAAAACTGATTTATGGACAAAAGAAAATTTAACAAAGGTACAAAAGGAAACAAAGGGGGCAGACCTACTAAGGCTGCTGAGCAAAAGCTAATAGAACGCTTAGATAATATAATAGACAAAGACGAAGCAATAGAAACTTTGGGTAAGTTAGTAGCCAAAGGCGATATGAGAGCCTTACAAACCTATTTAAGCTATCGTTACGGTAAGCCAAAGGAAAGTATGGATATAAATAGTTCTGAGGGTTTAAACATCAATTTTAGAGATTTAATAAAGTTCGTTGATTGAGGTAAAGAAAAAATATATGCCTATTATTGAAAACGATAGTAGGTACTTTATAGTTAGTGGTGGGCGTGGGTCTGGGAAGTCTTTTTCAGTAAACGCCCTTTTAGTTATGCTTACCTATGAAGCTGGACACGTTATATTATTCACACGCTATACACTAACCTCAGCATACATTTCAATTATACCAGAGTTCTTAGATAAGTTAGAACAGTTTGGCTCGATAGAACACTTCCACATTACTAAAGACGAGATAATAAACAAAAAGACTGGCAGCAAAATAATCTTTAGAGGTATAAAGACTTCAAGTGGCGACCAGACTGCAAACCTTAAATCTTTGCAAGGTATTACCACTTGGGTAGTAGATGAAGCAGAAGAACTAACAGACGAGCAGAAGTTTGACACCATAGACCTAAGTGTAAGGCAGCAAGGCAAACCAAACAGAGTAATACTGATATTAAACCCCACAACCAAAGAACACTTTATATACAGACGTTTCTTTGAAGAACGAGGAGTACAAGAGGGAAGCAATACACAGAAAGAAAACACAACCTACATACACACTACTTACATAGACAACATAGACAACCTATCTAAAAGCTACATAGACCAAATAGACCAAATGCGTAAGCGCAGACCAGAAAAATACAAACAACAAATGCTGGGTGCTTGGATGAGTAAAGCTGAGGGTGTTATATTTAGCAACTGGAGTATAGGGGAATTCAAAAGAACAAGCGTAAGTGTGTGGGGTCAAGATTACGGTTTTGCAGCAGACCCAAGTACCTTAGTTGAGGTAAACATAAACACCAGCACCAAAACAATCTATTTAAAGGAATGCTTTTACTTGCCAAGACTAACCACATCACAAATAGCAGAACTAAACCTTAAACACGCTAATAGTGGTTTGATTGTAGGGGATAGTGCAGAGCCAAGACTACTAAGCGAAATAAAAGCCAAAGGGTGTAACGTAAAGCCAAGCATAAAAGGGCAAGGAAGTGTAACATACGGAATAAGCCTACTACAAGACTATGACCTGGTGGTAAGTCCAGACAGTACAAACCTCATCAAAGAACTAAACAACTACCGCTGGTTAGAACGCAAAAGCAACACACCAATAGACAAGTACAATCACTTAATAGATGCTATTAGATACGCTGTTGGCTATCAGTTACAAAACCCAAATAGAGGTAAGTATATAGTTCACTAAATGTTAAAGAAATGTTAAAGAAATGTTAAAGTTTGTTTATAATTTGTTTATAACGTTTATTATGTTGTATATTTGTAGTGTACAAAAAATAGTACAAAGTTCTTAAACATATTGAATATTAAAAAAAAGGAAACTTGCTTTCCCTTGAAATAGTAGAGGAGTTAAATAACAAATGGTGTGAAACAGATTGAAAGAGTATCTGATTATTTGAGAAGCGAGTGT